CTGTTATGGTAGGGATTCTACGCTGATGCATTTCGTTTTTCACACGTTCCACAAACTGCATGGCCAAGTGACTGGGCATGTTGCCCACGTCAATCTTGAATATTCTACGCTCTGGAGCACGGCTCACACGATAGATAAGAATAGCGTCTTCTAACAGTTCTTTTTGTTTGTAGACCTTGTAGATCTGTTCTAGGATACTGCGTCCAAACGGCCAGAACACATCCAGGCCTTCATTTAAACTGCAATGTACCACGTGCTTGGCATCCAGGGTGGCTTCGTTCATGGCATGCATGAATCGGCTGTTGCCCACACCGCCTCCGGCACCGCCGTTGGGCATGGTATAGTTTGATGATCCTGATATGGTACCTGTTACAGGGTTGGTCATGTAGTCTGTGGTGGTCTTGGCTGCCACAGTCATGTTCTGGAAGTTGGGATTGATGTCGCGGATCACATACTGCTCTGGGCGCTTGCCTTCTGATTCGTTTACAATCACACGCATGACCTTGCTCATGTCCACCCACATCATTTCAAAGTTTTCAGGATCACGCACAAAAATTTGATCACCGTACTTGATGGTGTTGCGGAACAGTTTGAATATGCGCTGGTCCAGTTTGTTTAGTTTGACCCACTGTTGCAGTTGTTTCTTGATGATACCAATCTCGTGATCAGTAGGTTTGTCCATGTACTTGACATCAAACGGTGTGCCGTTTGTTTCGTTCATCTGTGTGGAGAACTCAGCAATGATGTCCAAACAGGCATTGACTTCTGAGTCCATGTCCATGTTCTCATACTGATTGTAACGTTCCACACGATTGGGGTGACCTGAGTATACTTCGGGCAATCGGCTGGCATAGTTACGAAACACAAAGTCAGCTTGTGCCGAACTATTGTTGCCATCATTGCGAGGATAGTTTGGCAAGCCAAACTGATTACGGCCCGAGATTGGGCTCATTGCACCTGAATTGTCTGCGACCTTGAAGTACTTGCGCCAAGAGCCTTGTTGTTTGTCTGCCATAGTAGTTTATTTACCGTGATCAGGCTTGTTGACGCAGGATCTTGGTTTGTATGTCGTTGCCGTTCTTGGCAATTCTAATCAACTCTTCGATTGCTCCTGTCTGTTGTCCTATCATCATAGCCATGTTGTTGAACACTCCTGTGATGTCACCCATTGGAGTAATACTTGCAGGACCTTGCACAAACTCTGGACCTGCTTCACCTGCAATACCTAACTTGCCCGCAGCCAAATCACCGCCGTCAGCAAATGTAGGGACTTCCACGTGAAAGTGTCCACCTGTGGCTTTGGCACTCTTATTGTTGTACTCGTCTTGCACATAACTTGCTCCCATTTTGCGCAACATGTCAGCAATCTCTTTTCCTGCCTGCGGAGTTGGGTCAGATGCCAAAGCAAAATCAGCTGCCAGGCCTTTGGTATGATTGCTTGATGGTGATTTTTCCTGATGGAACTTATCATTGAATCCACTAAAATGTGAAAATCCAGGCACTTGATTTTGTATCTCTTTGGCCATATCAATCAGTTTAGTGCTTATGCCTGCATCTTTTGCCTGCACATCTCCTTGTTTGATCTTCAAACCCATTTTTTCTAAGTCTTGTTGTGACTTTATTTCAAGTCCTTGTCCAGGCGTTTGAGTGGTCGATGAAGCAGCACTGGAAGATTGTCTTCGTTCAGAAGCTGGTGGTTTATACCCTGTTGATTTTAACTGTTCTACTGAAGCGGCACGAGCGCTGACACCACTCTCTGATGATCTCTTTAAGAGTTCTAACTTTGACTCTGCTTCTTGATTTGCTTTAAAGGCTTCTTTCTGCATGTCAGTTCTGCCGATGCCAATTTTTTGCCCAGCAGTCGCACTTTCCATAGTCTTGTCATAAGCGGTTTTTTTATTTGCTGCATCAATTTCGGCACGTTTTAATACTTCTTTTTCGTAGAGAGCATTGTCTTCTGCGATTATTAGATTCATTTTCTCCAGCTTGAGATTTTTTACTTTTTCTTCATAGAACAGTCGATCTTGATCGGCTTGTTGTTTTTCTGCAGGAGTTTTTGCTGTTTTTTGCGCATCAATTGCTGCCGATAACTTTTGCTCAGCACCTGTAACTTCAGTTTGTTTTTGTTCTACAGTGACTTCTGGACCCAGGCCAAAAAAGTTCAACACTCCGCCTATAGCATTGGTGAGTTTTGTAAAGGCATCGGCCAGTCCGTCGGTGACATTGGCCAATTTGCCCATAGCAACTTGTGCATTGGGAATGCCTTTGAACACATCGTCCTCTAACTTTTTGTTGATATCTTGCTGAACTTTGATCATTCGACCTTGAGCATCTGCCAGCGGATCACCTTTGCCTGCTAGGGTTTTGGCTTGGTCAGCTTGGGCTTTCTCCAGTTGCTTTTGATAATCTGCTTGTCCCATGGCTGCACCTTTGACCACCTGAGCATAATTGGTAGCAGAGTCCCCAGCCACACCCAACGTTGCCAATTGATCACCTTGTGCATCAAGATATCCCTGAAATCCTTGGCTGACCATTTGTGCCGCGTCTGCAGCTTTGATTTGACCTGTGGTGATTTTTTGCACAGCATCTAGACCTGCGCCTTGTGTACTCATCATGAATTTTCGAGCATTTTCATCACGAAGATTACCGTTGGCCATGGCTCTAAATCCTTTGCCAACTTCATCACCCATGGCTGACATCATGATATTGGCATCTTGCAGTTCCTTGGCCTCTGCATGCTTGCCTTCTCTTTGTAGTTGGCGCACCTTGGCCAGGAATTGTTCTTCCATCAAGGCTGCTTCACGAGCTTTTTGTTGGTCCTTGACATTCATACCGGTGATTCTGGCCAGTTGATCTTGTTCTGTGATATAATTTCTTGCACTGGCTGCCAGTTGATCCGTTGTTTGTTTTTCAGCATTACCGCTTCGTGCCTGAAGCCGCATGTATCCAACCATGGCCTCATTTTGTGCCTGTTGACTGATACCCAGCTTGAAAAATCCTTCTCTGGATGTTTCTGATGCTTGCGCAAGATCTGCCAACTTCCTGCGTCCATCAGCTACAGTACCGCCAAACAACACCAGGTCATTGCTGCTTTCTGCCACCAGACTGACCATGCTGTCCAGTTCGTCCATGCTGAGACCCAGTTTTTTAGCATCTCGATAAACCCCAGTCATACCGTCGCTGGCAGCCGCTCCTGACTTTTGTAGGCCCTCGTAGCCTTTGTACAGTTTATCAGACATTTCATTGGCTGCTTTGACATAGGCAATGGCCGCTGTAGTTGCCAAAGTAAAGGCTGCCACTATTCCCTTCATTATGATGCCACCGGGCATCAACAATGTGAGTGCTGTGCCTGCCAACACAGCGGCCTTGCTCAATTCATCTAGACTGGAGTTGAAGGCACCCATGCCCTTTTTACCTTGGTACATGGCCTTGGTACTTTCGATACCAGCACCTGCCAATGCTCCCAATACTTCTCCTGCTTTGTTAGTGGCTTTGGAAAAGTTTTCAACCCCATACTTGGCCTTTATCTGGGCATCTTTTAACTGCTCACTTGTGGCGGTTTGCAGTTGCCCGTAGCGAGCATAATCTTCCTGGGCACGGCGCATGGCGTCTGCCAGTTGTTGTTGTACATTGTCTATATTTTCTGCCATGTTTGGGTGCCTATAAGTAATGGTATATTTATAGGTACCATATGAGTCAAAATGCAAACCCGCTAAAACAATATTTTAGACAACCAGCAGTTTATCTAAACTTGCCGTCGCAAGGCCAATTTTGGCCCCAAGGTTCACTTGAGATGCCTGCTAATAAGGAATTGCCAGTGTTGCCCATGACTGCCATTGACGAAATCACTTATCGCACACCAGATGCATTGTTCAACGGACAAGCAGTGGTCAACGTGATTCAAAGTTGTGTTCCCAACATTCAAGATGCATGGTCAGCTCCAGGTGCAGACATCAATTCTATTCTGATAGCCATTAGAATGGCCAGTTTTGGGCACGAGATGGAACTCAACAGCGCCTGCCCGGCTTGTAACAATGTGGATGAATATACTATAGATCTACGCATAGTACTGGACGGGTTGAAAATGCCAGACTACATGACTCCGTTGCAACAAGGCGATTTAGAAATTGCACTCAAACCCATGACCTATCGTGATCAAAATGATGTAAACCTCAAACAGTTTGAACAACAACGTGTGTTGCAATCAGTTCCTGACAGCGATTTGCCAGACGAAAAGAAATTAGAACTGCTGAACAATGCTCTAAAAACCATCACTGAACTAACTGTGAGTGCGTTGAAATGGAACATTGCCAGCATACGAACTCCCCAGGTGCTGGTTACAGATCCTGAACACATTGAGGAGTTCTTGCGTAACACCGATAGAAAATTGTTTGTGACTATTCGTGATTTGATTATCGAAAAACGCAGTGTGAGCGAATTCAAGCCGGTCAAAATCAAGTGTGTGGCTTGCAATCATGAATACAACCAAACAGTTACCCTGGATCAAACAAGTTTTTTCGATCAAGCCTCCTGACCCTGACCGCTGACGAAATTTCTGCCATGGTGGATCGCATGGAAAAGGAGGCAAATGACATCAAGGCACAGTGTCTCAAAATGTCATGGCACATGCGCGGTGGCGGCACTTATGAAGATGTGATGAACATGAGTTATCGTGAACGTGGTATGATTGCTGAACTGATCAAGACCAATCTTGAGACCACACAAAAATCCAAACTACCTTTCTTCTAATGGAACTAGAACAAGTCAAACAAGATATAGAATCCTGGATTGAGAACTTTGTGGAAGTTCCACATCCTGCCCTAGGTGGATTTCCACCATGTCCGTTTGCCCGAAGTGCAAGGCTTAAACGAACATACGGTGTGTTCCTGGGAACGGATCCACTCTACGATTTAAAGAATCGGGCCAGGTATGGCATGGGCACGTTTGAAGTTGTAATCTATGCATATGATCCTGCTGAATGGTCACGTGACTTGTTTGCCAACAGCATTGAACTTGCCAACAAAGAAACACTCATACCCAGAGATTTAATTGCCATGGAAGATCATCCTGCTGATCCAGAAATTGTAAACGGTATAGCAATGAATCAAGGCACCTATGCATTGGCATTGATACAAGGGCTAAGTGACTTGAATGTCAAAGCACAGCAAATGGCTAGTAAAGGTTTTTATCATGGGTGGCCAGAAGAATACCTGCAAGGCTTGTTCCATCACAGACAGGATCCCAGATGACTTACCAATTTGCCAGAATTGATCTAAGTAAAACCAATTACGAATCCAGCGTTGAATGGACTTACATTGAACATTTTGATACAGAAACACTTGAACGTCTTGATGACATATACAAGACTTATACTACCTACAAGCATTTTGCCAGTGTCATGCCCATGTTCCACAGCCGCTATCTTGATCCCATGGCTGACGTCATTGGCTACTACGACAATCAAAAACTTGTGGCCTGGAGTTTGATTCGACGCTTTGATGAAAACAATGCCTTGTGCGATCAATTTGCATGGAACTATCGCAATCCTCGATTGCGTTTGGGCATTGAAACAATGAAAACAGAGTGTGCCATCTACAAGGCTCGAGGCTTCAAGTACCTGTACCTTGAGCAAGCACACCTGTACAAATCCGAAATAGCAGGATTTGAAATACTAGGACCACTGGAGTAATTTATGGATTTATATACAATTTGGGCAGACAAAGAAGGCGATATCTCAGACCTTGACTGGGTCACGGGAATGAAGAGTTTCTTTGATCATTTGATCTCTGAAGGCAAGATGGAGTCGTACAGAATTACCCGATGCAAGATGGGATTCCGTTCAATTGCAGACATGCCGGAGTGGATGATTATTATGGAGTTCACGGGCATGGCTCAGATGGATAGTGCATTCAAACGAGTGGCACCACTCGAAGGTGAACTCGAAGTCAAACACAAGAGCTTCAATCAATTCGTCTCAGGCAACATACAACATGCCTTGTTTAGAGATTGGCCAGATACTAATCTATGACATTCAAGACTTACTACGTAAGTCTGTTGTTTTCGCTTGCGCTCAACAACTGATTGTTTCTCTAACTATTTGTATTAAGTATCATCTAGATACTGTGGTCATAATTCACCGTATGCACGGTGAATATGAAAGAGCATCATCTGAGTGACAGCAGTCATCTAATAGTAATGAGATTGTAGTTTCCTACGCGGAGGCGGTTGACCGGTACCCCCTACTCAAGCTTCACATATCAACGGAACCCTAGTAACCCGATATTAGATCCAAGTCCTACGAGCATGGGGTGTATCTTCTTCACAGAGCCCAAACCATTTGTTGCCTTAAGTTAGCAATTGCCTTTGACGCCCAAGTCCAGACCGGGTATCTCACCGTTCCTCAATGGGGGTAGGCCATGTCACCTACCACGTTGTCATGATCGCTGCCTGTTAAATTTTGTTTATGATGTGTGAGCCATGCACCCGAACTTGGATGTGGCCGTTGTAATAATCTCGTGATTCTAATACTCGTCTTGCAAATTGTTCTCTAGCCTCGATGTACGAGCATTCTGACTTTGAGTCACAATAGTAAAGTATTTCCCTGGTGAAGTTTTCGGTGCCTAGTTTGATTACGTCTGCGGTTAATTCTGGGCTTGACCCATAATACTCTCTCCAATCTGAATCGATCTTGGAACGTATCTTTTTCCGCTTCTTTGTGCCATTTTTGAGTTTGACTGTTTTTGTAGTTGTCTTACTAAATTTTGCTAATTTTTTGCCTATGTACTTGCGTCCAGTGAGATTACATGTTATCAAGTAAACAAAGCCCACACACTCTCCAGGGAGAATTTCCACCGGTTGATTGTTGTAAAGCCATGTCATGTAACATAGTTATCACTGTTGTTTAACTTTTAAAAAAATCTACTGCCTGTTGTAATGTTTTAAAATGTTTTTTTGGATGTAATTGAGTTTGATGATGTATTAATTTGTTGTCGAATAAATCTAGTTTAATGTTTAAATTGTCTGTATGACTTGCAGTTGAATTATATCCTAGAGCTTGTTGTAGAATTTCTGGCAGTTTGTATTGATGTTGATGTATATTACTTTGTCTAATTAGCCAACAATCAAACAGATCTTTCACATGATCGTGATTATGAAATAGTGCATTTAGTGTTGATAAATTTTTACTGTAAATTTCTTCTAACGAGATGTTAATATCAAAGTTAGCATCTACTGATGTTTTGATGTCCGATCCAAATTGCAATTGTTCTGATAACACAAACTCTCCAAAAATGTTTTTATTTCTAAAATATTGATGTATGGGTTGATTATATATTTTTTGTACTCCTTTGTCGTGGGGAACTACTTTTTTACACCAGTTTTTTAACACCAACGGAAACATGTTAGGTGGATATGTTATACCAAAAATTACTGATCCAGGAATTTGTGATTGTAGAAATCTAGCCTGATCTACTCGATGAGTAGGAACAACTGTACAAGTTTGATTGCTGAGTACAAATTTGATCAGTAACTCGATATCTCTGTTGGTCCATGTTCTTAGATACCATTGTCCCGGGGAATGTTCAAAATTATCTTTAAAAAATACAGATATAGTAGGATTTATCCTACCTTGATTATCAACGGATGAAAACTTTGTAATGCATTGGTATTCACTGGGGTTGGCCAGTAATAGATTGTAGACAAAGTCGCCGCAACTGCCAGGCTCCCAATACAGTATGGCAACTTTATTCATTTGTATTCTAGACAAAAAAAGTAATCACCATAACCTGGCTGGGGCGATCCACGAGAATTAAACATTCTATGTATTTTAAATTTTTGCAAATTTTCTGACCATGAATGTAGAAGCGTATCAATTGATGTGTCAACTCGATTATAAATTAAAAATCGGTGCTCAAAACTTAAAATTACTCTTGCGTTGGGTAACAATACTTTGCTTGCTAATTCATCAAGATAACTAGCAATTTGATCTAATGTTTTGTACTTGAACTCTATGTTGTTAATTAATACTAAATTGTTATATTTTTTCTCGTTTGCAGAAGTTGATAAGTTTTCTATTATTCCTTGATACATATCACCAAGGCAGTCAACACATAATGTGCTACCGTGGCTTAGATTTTTCAAAACAAATTGATCAATGATTAACAACACTTTTTGATCTTGTGTTTGATTATGGCGTAGAACAGCCCACCTTGAAAGGTAGTGACTTTTTAATGTTCTAATATGGCTCTTAGTCATTGCGTTTGAAAAACATTGTGGTTACGGGGTGAAGAAAATTTCCTAATGTCCCATCATCATCTGGCCTAATAGTGTATTCTAACAAGGTAAACTTGTTGGCAATTATATCTTGACAAGACTTGATTAATCTAAGATCGTAATTGTCAGAGATAATATTTGTGTCAACTGTTGAATAAACAAGAAATTTGTTTATGGCCAAGTATAGATATTGTGGAGCATTTTGACTTGCGGTAACAATGTCTTTGTGTAACTTGTGTAAAGAACAATACTGATCGTTCACAATCAATTTTACTATTTTGAGTCCATAATTATGTTCAAGCATGTGTAATTGTTGAATTTGAGGTAATGCATTCTTATCTTTTAGTTTATGCAAAAAAAGGCTTTTACATGGAACAAACGGAATATCTGAAACAAACTTTATATTCACGCAAGTTCAACATCCGTGTTATAACTAGTGAAACCATTTTCTTTGATCACTTTGAGAATGTTTTCCACACGACCTGCAAGTTCATCACGATGCGACACAAGCCAAATACTCTTGTGTCGTTCCCTGCTCATCTTCTTCAGCAAGGCCAGTGCATTCTCCACGCCCTGTGTGTCCAAGCCGTTGTCAATCAGTTCATCAATGAACAACAAGTTGATAGGTGAGTATAAACTTTCCCAAACATCGCGGAATGCCCACGACATTGATAAAATCAGTCGGTTACGTTCACCACGTGACAAGTTGTCAAAGTCCAGTTCACGACCCAGTTCTTCGATGCTCACAGTCAGGTCGTTTTGAAACTTCACAGTGTGTGGCAAGCCAATGCGATCCAAATAGTGCGTGAGTCGTGCATTTAGATAACTCAAGTTTTGATCAATGATCTTCTTGCGTACAAAACTGTCTTTGCTTGTCAACAGTTTGAGCAAGAAGTCCTGGTGATCTTGCAAACGAGTAAGTTCGTTCAGTGTGTCATATGACACAACTTGCAAGGCTTGGCCTTGCATGTCTGCAATTTGTTCTTCGTAAGGATCTGCGTCTGCTTGACGTGCAGTCAAATCTTTGCGTAGGGTCTCCACAGTATTACGATGGTTCAATGCTTGCTCAAGTGAATCATAGAACACAGTAGGTGCTGTACCTGATGCACCAATATTAGCAATAGTATCTTGGTGCCCTTGGCGTTGAGTATCATTGGCCAAGAGTTGTAGTGCTGTTTCTTGCACCAAGGCCTGTTTGGCCTGCTTCAATTCATCCTGCTTGTCATCATGCAGGTCTTGACCGCATGAGTGACACCGGTGAGCATCCAGGGCCTCAATCTCAGTTTTGAGTTTATCTAATAACTTGTTCAGTTTGGCATCGTCGGCATCAATTTGGCGAATGTAGCGTGTGGCATCGTCCAGGGCTTTTTTCTTCACATAGAATGCTTCTAGGTCTCTGTGTGCTTGTACTTCAGCATCAATGTCAATGTGTTCAAGGTCTGCAATGGCCTGTTCAAGTTTGCCCACATCTTCATCACGCTTGGCTGTCCATAGCCGCTGACGTTTACGCAGACTTTCGATTTGTTCTTCGATACGTTTGTTGGCTTCTTGAACAGCACGTATGCGGAACTCTTCTGCTTGGATAGCATCCTTGGTTTGTCGGTTGAGTTCTTTGATAGCATCAGCACGTTCACTCAGCAAAGTAATACCCAACAATTGCTCAATGATAGTTCGTTGGTCATTGGCTTTCAAACTCAAGAACGGTTCTGTGTAAGTGTTCAAGGCCAGCACATGTCGGAACATGTCATGGCTCATGTTCATCACACGTTCAATAGCATCCTGTGTTTCACGACTGTCTCCCTGTGCTTCGTCTTCAGCGGCCTTGTGTTCGCTGTTGATGTAGAAACGTAGCACATTGGGTTTACGCCCGCGCTCAATTCTGTACTCTTGGCTGTTGACTGAGAAATCCAAACTGACCAACATGTTCTTGCCATTGGTCTTGTTTACCAAATTGTCTTTGCGAATGTTTGACAGTGCCTGTCCATACAAGGCATAACTTAGAGCATTGATGATTGTGGTCTTGCCTGTGCCGTTTCTTGATCCATCACCGCCAAGGTCTAGGTTCTCGCCCAGTACCAATGTAAGGTCGTTGCGGTCAAAGTCAATGCCTTGGGTGGCCGCACCTACGCTCATGAAGTTTTTCACGGTTAGATTTTTTATGCTTATCATAAGGTTTGGTATATTTTCAACAACAGTTTGTTATCGTAAAATTCTGATTCAATATTTGTAATTTGATCTGTGACAATTTGATCTACAGATTCAAACTTGACTTCACCAGGTGCCATGTCTGTATCTACTGAACTGTTCTTATTTGGAATCAGCGCCATCTCCCTAAGGCCATATTCTTTGATATACTTTTCTTTGATGAAGTTGGCTTCTTCGTAGGATATTTCAATGTCTAATTGTACACGTACATGCATGTCTTTTGCAAGTAAGGTGGGGGCATTGTCAATGATACTAGCCAGTCCCAGCACACGATACCTTGGTTGATCTGGCCAAGCATGAAACTCTGGTTCCTGCCCCCATTCCAAAATCATCATGCCACGGTCGTCATCTCCGGCATCGGCATAGTTGTGCGGAAAGCAATTGCCAATATAGGTGATGTTCTTTTTGGTTTGACGTTTGTGGAAGTGCCCAGTGAACACATGTTCAAAGTTTGTGAAGTCTTCTCTGCGTACTTCGCCGTGATCTGGCATCTCTACCATGGCGTTCATTAGGTAACCGGGCAGTTCAAAGTGCCCGAACATGTACCGGCCCTTTAGTTTGGGTATGCGTTTGTGGTCATCGGCCACAAGCCAAGGAGCAATGACAACATCACCATGACTAAACCAATCGTTACATATCTGTACGCGGGGGAGATGCTTTGCCCATTCCACACTTTGTATATCGCGCTTGTCTCGATAATACAAATCATGATTACCAGGAATGAAATACACAGTTTCAAAATTATCATTCATGTGCTCCAGTGCTCGTAGGCTGTAGTTTAGGGTAACAATGTTTAGACTGGCACGGTTGTTGTGCCAGTCACCCAGAAACATGCAAGTTTCACAGCCTTCAGCCCGGGCCTTGGCAGTTGCCCATTTGACAAAGTTCAAGCAGTCTTCGTTGTGTTGAGTGCTGTTTGATTTGAGTCCAAAGTGAATGTCTGTAAAGATCGCGGCTTTACGAAATAGGTTAGTCATCTACCTATTATACTACTCATCCAAGCTACTTACGACCGGTCCGGACATGGCCGCCATTGAGTGTTTGCCAGAGTTTTGGCGTGTCCATGAAGGATTGAGCCCGTTCATTTCTAGTATGTCGTCACGGATGTTTTGATTTTTCTTTTCGATATTCAAGATACGAGTGAAACTATTAGTGATAGCGGCAGTATAATACGCAAAAGGGTTCTGCGATTTTGACTCGTCAAATTGCAATCCGATTTGACTGAGTTGTAACAGGGCTTGCCCCCGCATTTCTTCGTTGTAGGTGTATCCACGCCAGTTACTCCTTGTGGCATATCGCTCGCATAATTTCATAAACATGTTGGCCAAAGTTCTGGTCATTTTGCCATGGTCTTTGGAGAATACTCCTGTGTCCAAATCGCCCTGCCAGTGACTGCGTCCCACAATGTAAGGTTTCTTTTGCTCGTCTATGCGATAGTGTTCAAACGGCGGAAAGTTGACTCTCATGTGCGTGGGATTTAGAATAGGCTCCTCCACAAGGTCCGCCAAGGGATCTTCCGTAACATCATCCAGTTCCAACAAGTCTTCTAACTTGCGCTTTTTGGCTTCGGCCTTGGTGATCTTTTTGGCTGCCATGGGTATGTGTTCCCAAC